AAAATTAAATACAAAAATTACAACATCCAGGTTAGATCACAAACTGTAAAAAAAAATAATAACAACTCACTAATTATTAGACCTCAAGGTGTTAAGCCAAATGAAATTTATGTATTTATATTAAGTGAAGCTCCTAAATTTACTATCAAAGGTTTTATAAATAGTTCTGCTGTAATTGGTAAAGATAATTACTTAACAGATTTTAACCTTGCCAGACCTAAAGTTTGGTCAGTACCACTTAAAATTTTAAATCCAATAGTGCTGCTTAAAGATGAGGGTTTGAATTAATGTCTAAAAAAATAATATTAGATTTATGTGGTGGAACAGGTTCATGGTCTAAATTTTATAATGAAGATAATAATTATGATGTAAGAATTATTGACGCAAATGAATGGGGTAATTTAGATGAAAGCACAGATATTAGATTACTAAAAAAAATAAATGAAAATATTTATGGAATTTTAGCAGCTCCACCATGTACTCATTTTGCAGGTAGTGGTGCTAGATGGTGGAAAGATAAAGGTGTTGAACCTTTAAGAGATGGACTCTCTATTGTAGATGCTGTTTTTAGAATTGTATTTGCACATAAACCTAAATTTTGGGTTATGGAAAATCCAGTAGGTAGATTAGTTCACTACATTGGCAAACCTAAAATGATTTTTAATCCATGTGATTATGGAGATCCTTACACTAAAAAAACTTGTCTTTGGGGAGAGTTTAATACTCCAAAACAAAATTTAGTTGAGCCTAAGTTTATTACTTTTTCAAATGGAAAAAGAATGTCTGAAATTTATTTTAATGCTTTAAAATTAAAACCAAATGAAAGAGCTAAAGAAAGAAGTAAAACTCCACAAGGTTTTGCTAAAGCATTTTATGAGTCTAATCAATGAATATTTATGGAGATATGAGAACTTGTATTAAATGTGAAGCTAGAGCTGACATAGTAGAAAAAGGTAAAGATTATTGTGCTGATTGTTACGCAATAACAGTTTGGAAAATGCCACTTTTTAAAGTTGGGAAACATTTAGATAAAAAAGAGGGAATAAAATTAAAGGTGGTAACACCATGATTAATTTTCTGCAAGGTGATGTATTTGATAACATAAAAAAATTAGATGATAGTTCTATTGATTGCGTTGTAACTTCTCCACCATATTGGGGTTTAAGAGATTATGGAACTGCATCTTATGAGGGTGGTGATAAAAATTGTGATCATACTATTTGTGATAGTGGTATTGATTTAAAAAAAAATGAAAATATTAAAAGACCAGCTCAAAATTTTAATAAATCTTTTTGCATTAAATGTGGTGCTAAAAGAATTGATAAGCAGTTAGGTTTAGAGCCAACTTATCAAGAACATATTCAAAATATTGTAGAACTTTTTAGAGCTATGAAACCGAAGCTGAAAGACTCAGCTACAATATGGTTAAATTATGGTGATAGTTATGCTGCTACAATTAATGGCACAAAAGCAAAAGATATTAAAAATGATGACAGAGGATTTGTAGATAAACCATTTTCTACTATTCAAGGATCTATAAAACCTAAAGACTTAGTGATGATACCAAATAGAATTGCAATTGCATTACAAGATGATGGTTGGTGGATTAGATCAGAAATTATTTGGCATAAACCAAATCCAATGCCTGAAAGTACAAAAGATAGACCAACACAATGCCATGAAAAAATATGGTTAATAACTAAATCTAAAAAATATTATTATGATGCCGAAGCTGTAAGAGAGCCATGTCAAGATGAAACAATCAGAAGAATGACTCTTGGTAATAAAGGTAAAGTTGGAAATAATAAAAATTCAACCGGTTGGAAACAATTAAATAATTATTGGGGATCTGAACAATCAGTTAAAGATGCTAATAAGGGTAGAAACAGAAGAAATGTTTGGACAATAACCACTAAACCTTGCAAAGAAGCTCATTTTGCAACTTTTCCAAAAGATTTAATTGAGCCATGTATTAAAGCTGGTTGTCCTGAAAAAGTTTGTACTAAATGTGGTAAGCCACAAATTAAAGAACTTTATAGAGAAAAAAAATGGCAACATAAAAAAAGTCAAAGACATACTGATAAAACAAATCCTAAAGGAAGTAAAAATGCCTTTGGTCAAAAATACCAAAAATGGGCAAATGAAAATCCTTTATTAAGTAAAACTATATCAAATTGTGAATGTAATGCAGATTTTGTACCAGGTGTAGTTTTTGATCCTTTTGGTGGAGCTGGAACTACTGCAATTGTTGCAAAATTACTAAATAGAAAATCTATAATGTCTGAGCTTAATCCTGAGTACATTAAAATTGCTAAAGCTAGAATTAACAAAGAATTTGGAATGTTTGAATGAAAACTTTTGAAAAATTTGACAGTTACCTATTAAATAACAAAGTTTTATCGGCTAATGAAAAGGTAGTTTATATAATTTGTAAAAGCTTTGAAAATGCTCCACAGGGTTGCAGAGTTTCGCACCAATATTTAATGGATAGAACTGGTATTAAAACCAGGAAAACACTTATTAAGTGCCTTGACAGACTCACTCTGTTTGGAATGTTGGCTAGAAAACAAATTGACAATAGCACTTGCCATTATGTTTTTGAAAAAGAATTGATGCAAGAATATATCAAGCACAATCAAAATAAACGAAGAAAAATCAAGTTATCTAAGAATAGAAATAATCCACAATTTCATCAACAAACAGACAATGTTATTCACATAGTCAAAAAGGATAAGTAAATGGATGTAGCAAAAACTTCATTTGGATGTAGCAAAAAGGATAGTGAATCTATACCTATTATCTATACCTATAAAGGATTTATTAAATGGTAAATTATGTAGATCCTAAATTAGTTGCCAAAGCATTGGCAAGGGTAACTAAATCATCAAATGTTCACTATAAAAATGCAGTAGATAAGATTAAAAAAAATCGCAAACAATATTATCAGAATAAGACGACTAAAACATTACAAAAATCATTATCTAAAGATCGCTTTAACACATACCTTGAGGAATTGTATAAACATGATAACGACTAATCTTACAATTGACGAATTAGATAGATTTTTACAAATTTCATCATTTTGTGATAGTAAAATGCCAAAAGTAAAAGCTAAGACATTACCAACTATGTTTAAAGTGATAGATAATAGTTTAGGTATTGGAGATGATAAAGATAGCATTAAATATTCGGACAAACACCTTGCCAGACTCAAAATTACATTAACTTCAAGACAAATTACAATTTACGATTTTATTGCTATTTTAATGTTAGATGCTACTGAAAAAGATAGAGAATTATTGTATTTGAGGAATTTTCCACAAAGAAAAAGTTTAAGACAAATGAGAAGAATGTATTTAGATTGGTCTCATACTAAAATAGGTTATGAGTACAATAAAGCTTTGATAGCAGTTTGTAAGATTGCAAATAAAAATTTAAAAAAATATTTGACAAGTTGACAAAAAAGTTAGAGAAAAAAAATATACTACATATAAATAGGTTTTATCATTTCCTACTATATGTAGTTTTTTTTTAGGCAGATCAGTCATTTTCTTTCTTTCTCTCTCTCTTGAATCAACTATCTGCCTAAATACCAAAATTTATAATGGATGTTTAAAGTCTTGTAATTTATGCTTCTTTTGAAGTTTTGGACATTTAAAAATGTCTTTTAAAGTTTCTCTTTTCTTAAAAACTTTAACAATATCAATTTTAAACATACTTACTGGATTAGTTAATATTTTATTGTTTTTTAGCATATTATTCCTCTCTGATTCGGTTAATAACGAATCTAATTGATTTAACATCAATGATAACTCAATTACAACCCTTAATTTAACAATAAAATGGCTAATAAAACAAAAAAAAATCCAAAAGTATTACAGGAAATCTATGAAGAACTTGCTACAGGAGCTTCTATAAGAAGTTGTTTATCTCCAAGAAATAAAAAGGAAGATAGACCTTGTTGGCAATCATTTCGTACCTGGATGGCAAAAGATCCTGAGATTAGAAAAAATTATGAACAAGCTAAGACTGATGGAATAGAATATTTATTATCTGATGCAACAGATACTATTAATCAGGCTTTAGAAGATAGTAAGTTTAAAGAAAAAACAGATTTAGGTCAGACTCATTTAATTAAATCATTTATTGACTTAACTAAGTGGAAATCAGAACGATTAGCACCTAAAACTTATATGAAAAAGGATAGTTTGCAGCTATTAGGATCAGATTCATCTCCATTGGTTGTTAAGTGGGATAAATAAATTGTTGTTTTACTTGGGAAAATGTAAAATGATGAGAGTCAGAGATTAATCTAGCACAGACTCCCATATAGTGTGATATTTTTGCAACACATTAGAATAATTCTAAAGTATTTTGGTAAAAATACCTGGAAAACTATATTTTATTTATATTTTTACAAATAAATGGCGAATTTATTAACTTATTTAACCAAATCAAATGATTAACAATCATTTTACACTCATTTAGCTCACAAAAGTCATGGGGGTGAAGAAAAAGCGACCCTCAAAGCTCATTTGAGTTTTAAATTTAAATTTAGGGAAGTTAAACACAGCTAGAACAAGGAATTTCAATGTACGAATTTAATGATAAAAAAATTGGTTATACAGCTATCGTTTATGTAATGGAATCTACTAATAGTGTAATTGTACACTTTGATGGTTTCAATAATGTTAAGGAATGTAATAATTTTTCTCATCAGATCATGGATGATCTTGGAATAGAACCTTTATTCACTCCAAAGGATGTAACTTTACATTAATTTTTTTAAAAAATGCCGAATATAGTTATACCTTACAAGCCAAGAGCTTTGCAGAAGATATTACATGATCAAATAGATAAACATAGGTTTAGTGTTTGTGTTCTACATCGTAGAGCCGGTAAAACTGTAATGTGCATTAATCATATGCTCAGGGCAGCTTTAACAAATCCTTTACCCAATCCTAGATATGTGTTTCTTAGCCCATACAGGCTACAAGGAAAGGCAACAGCATGGGATTACATCAAACAGTTCGCAGGAAAAATACCAGGCACTAAATTCAATGAGAGTGAGCTTCGTTGCGAT